CTTGCAGATCCCGTTCCAGTTTTTTTGTCACTTTACCTAAATGCTCTGCCGGGGAAATAGGGACTTCGCCCGCGCCGCGCGCCGCGCCTGCTGCACCGCCTAGCAAACCGCCGACCAATGTAGCTGCTGAAATATTAAACACAGCTTCATCCTGTGTCCGTCCCGGCTGGTTGTGTTGCAGAAAAGCCTCTCGGCCTGTTTCAACCGCCGCAGCTCCGGCCGCTGTTTTTGCCGCACCCTCAAGAATACGCCCGGTCGCCCTGTATGTCCTGTGAACAGCACCGCCTATTGGAATCAACGTTGTCGGGTCTGAGGCAATAAAAGATGCGATCCCGGCCAATGTCTGAGGAAAAGAAGCCGCGGCGATTGTTTCATTGTTTTTTTGCTTTTTGTCTATTTCTTCTTTAAGAAAATTCATTTCTTCCAATGAAGAGGCTTGATCCAGATCATTCGCGAAACCTTCATATCCGTCCATATGGTCAAAAGGATCAAAATTCGGATCAGCTTGAAATTTGGGCCGCGCAAACGTCTTGGCTGCCTGCAAAACAACATTTTCGTTTTCGTTAAACGCCTCTATAACATCACTTGTATCAACACTTCTGTTCACCGGTAATGGTGTAACAGGCCGCCTTGCAGGTAACTCGGATTGATTAATTCTTTCAATCGGCATTAATCGACGCCCCTATAGCAGATGAAGATGAAACGCCAAAAGTATTAAAGGATCTGCTCTCTTTTTTGTTTTGCTGTTTTTTCAAAACCTGTTCACGGCCTTGCTCAGGGTCAAAAACAAACGTATCGCCCGTCGTTTCAGGGTCCAAAAGACTGACAGGCTGGCCGCGTTCATTGACAATAACAAGATCATATGCAGGGCGACCCTGAACCCATGTTCTTTCTGTTATACCGGGAATAGGTTCTATACGTAAATTATCCGGGAATCTTTTTATAGTTTCTTCGCCAAGCAAGCTGTTTGAAATAATTTCCTGCGCATCTTTTATAACTTGCTCTCTCATCCAGTCATCAGCAATATTGTCCCCCGCCAAGCTCACTTTAGCTTCAGGCGGAAACTTCATAATTATCTCTCTATCCTTGCCATTTGCTATAGACCGACCATAGCGCCCCTTAACGTGCTCTTTGGCGCGCTTATGCGAAAGATCCTCATCGCTCGTTTTGGCAAAATGTTCTTCAAACTTTAAACGATAATCCAAAGAGGCATCATCCAGTGCTTTTTTTGTAAAGACATTTTCACGATTTACAATAGATTTAAACGGCCTGATCAGATCAAAGAAATCACCGACACCCTGAACACTTGATAGCGCATCAAAAGACTCATCGCGGAAATCAATATTTTTAGATGCTTCGGCCAGCCGTTTTTTGGTTTCGGGATTGCGCTCAGCAGCCATAATCTGGTCAACGGCCTGAACGGCTTGCGATTGTTGAAACCCTGCGGACAACCTTTGGTTCACCATTCTTAATCTGGCAATGTCATTTTCGGAGCCAAGATTCTCAACCATATGCGGCGCTTGATTCGCCACTGTTTCATATATTTCAGCAGCCTGCACAACTTCATCAGGATTCGCCGAGCGCGCTGCTGACTGCAGGCGGCCCTTCAATTGATCAGGGACGATCCTGTTGTTTTTTAAGATATTCGCTATTTGAACATTTCTTTGTCTTGGCTCCATACCATCCAACAAAGGCTGAATGGAATTATAATATTCATTAAATGCATTAACCTGATCTCTGTTTTGTGGGTTCACCGGAATGCCGTTGGAAACAATTTCTGCGCCAAGGGAAAGACTGTTCGCTTCACTTGTTTCGTCTTCAAAACGTCTGTTTAAAGCTTTTACGTGTTGCTCCCACTGGCCATCGGAGAGCAAATCTTGCTCGCGCAAATTATCAAGCTCTGTTCTTGAAGGTAATTCCTGCAGAGATCCTGTTGCGATACGAACACCGACATTGGCGTCTGTTTCTGATCGTCTGTTTTCCAGATTTTTTTGTACCTCGGCACTCAAAGCTTCCTGGAAAGATTGCGCATCGGAAAGTAAATTTTGTTTTTTTTCTAAAGATAGATTTTTATCAAACGTGCCATCCTGCAATTGCTGGAATGCCAAGTCCGGGTCTTTTTTTATAAGCCCGGAAACGGAAGCGACAGTTAAATCTTCCTTGTAGCGTTGCAAAATTTTCTTTTTTTCGGTTTGCCTTAAACCCTCAAGCTGATCTATTGACGATTCAATTTCTGCAACTTTTTCATTTAAAAGGGACGGGTCCTCAAAAACAATTTTGCGGTCCAAAGAAAGCTTCTGTGCAGCGGAAAAACGCGCTTCTTCATTTTGCACTTCCGTTTGTATATTAAAGGCTTTACGCCCGACTGAATCGCGAACGGAAACAAGATTGTTTTTGATTAAACGTTTCTGAAACGGTGTTAAGTTTTCGCTTTCAAGATTCTGCTGTGCAATCTGATCAAACGTATCAAGCGTTATTTCCTGTATTTTCTGAGGATCGGCACTTTCAACAATGTCCTTGCCTGCTTGTTGAACCTGTAACTGTATTTCGGAAATCTTTTTTTCCGCCTCAACAGCCTGTATCGTTTCAAGCCTCCGTATTTGTTGCTCAAATTGTTGAGCACTTACGCGCCCTCTTGAAGCGGCTGCCCTTTCGGCTGAACGCGCATCCCCAATTGCTGCCTCAGCGGCCACAGGCTGAACGCCCGGCGCTTGTCTTACATCCGTGCGGGTTGCAGGGTCAAACCTTGGCACGCCTGACGCTCCTGCGTTCAAGGCTCTGGCAGCACTCAGATTAATATTAATATCATTTGCCATTAAAAGATTCCTTTATCCTGCGCTGACTGCAATTGCCCCGAAACCTGTGCGCCTGTTCTTAACAATGATGTTCTGCCGCGCCGCCGCGCAGACGAAGCGCGGAACTGACCAGCCCTCAATTCTTGTGATCTTTGCTGCTCAAGTGAATTAATCCTGAGATTGCTTGTTAAATCACTTCTTTCCTGATCACGCTCTGAAATAGCCTCTGTGTCCTCCTGTATGCGTACGGGCGAGCCACTAAAGGGGTCGGCCCCGCCAGCCCCGAAAGCTGCTCTCTGCGACGCCAGTGTTCTTCTGAGGCGTCTTTGCCTATCCTCCTCTTCAATAGCTGACTGTGTTCTTTCCTGCTCAACCTGAAATTCCAGATTACGCGCCCGCTGGCGTGAGGCTATTTGCTGTGCCTCGGCCTCGGCTTCGGCAGCTTGCGACTGCTGGAAACCGGATAGGGCTGTTCCTGCAATACCAAGACCCGTAGAAATGGCGGTAAAGGTTCCCGCTTGGATGCCCAGGAAAGCACCTGCTGAAGACGCGCCTGCAATCGCGCCACCTGCGCTGCTTAACAAACTTCCTGCTGCAATTGCCGTTGCCATATCAAACCTTCAATGTGTAAGAATAACCCAGTAAATGAAATTCCAAAGGCTCTTCCTGTGTTATTTTAACCTGCGTGTCGCGACTGATCCCGCCTCCTAAAATTTGTTTCCAGCCTGAAAAATTCTCGATAGGCTCATCAAGAATGCCGCTCCCAAAATTTCTAAATGCGGGGCGTGTTCTGCGCCCGTCGATATCTACTACCACATTACGGCTTTCCAGCAATTGTATCAATATTTGTTGTACTGACTTCCATTGAGAAGCAAAAGGCTGCCCTTGGACAGCCAAAAACAACGGAAGCGGTTCCACAGTTGCCGCATTGAAAAATCCGGCCTCGAGCTTTTCGACAGGATCAGATGATGTAATAGATCCGCTGCTAACATCCGCGTCGTCAAGAATAAAATCATCGCCCCGGATTTGTACTGTTTCCCCGTTTAGATGAGAAAGATTCGACCAGCTTGTTGTAGCTGTTCCGCTGGTTTGCAAAACACTGGAATCCATAAAATGATCGGGATTAAGACTTTCTAGATAGCGTACTGTGTTGCCGTTTATCGTCCGCTTAACAATGAAAAACGCCTTGCGCCCGGAAACAGCAACATCCTCAAACTCACCATTTGTGACAAAATGCGACCACGCCAAAAGGTCCTGTTCGCGCAAAGAATTAAGAACAGCAACCGTACCGTCATCGTTAACAACATATACATAATCAGACGGCTCGGTGTTGGTGGCCCGCCGTATATCCATACGGACAGGATTGCTCAAAATATGTTGGCTGGTGATTGAAATGTTTGGTGCATTAAAAGACTGCTCAACTTCGTTAAAAACAAACTGTCTTACAATCGCACCTTGTTGCTCAATAAATACTGTCGCACCATCAACGGATTGCGGAGCGGCGTCAGAGGTTCCGTGCAAAGTTTCTTTTGTTAAAAAAGTCGCAATGTTCTTTGGCGTGATAGCTTCATTCAATCCGGCACGAATTGAAAATTCGCCTCCGCTTGTAAAAACCTGAAGGCCGCGTCCGGGAAAAAGATGCTTAATCTGGTTAACGCGGTCATCATCAATCGTGACATTAATAGCTTCGTCATCAAGACCAGTGCCCTCATCAAGATTAAAAAAGTCACCGATCTTGGAAGCCAGTATCGTTTGCGGGCGCTCACCGACAAAACCAAGCCAAAGACGGGATTTATAAAAAGTGCCTGTTGCGGGCCAGCCACGGGAGGATGATATAACATCTTCAGCACCTGATCCGTAATCAAATTGAGGAATATTACTAAATGTTATATTTGAAGCCGTCCAGCTTGTGTGCGATGTTCTTGTTATTTGAATGGGTTGAAAATTATTATGAAACAAAAGCAGAGTATCGGCACTCTGCACAAATGACATTTCGTTAATTTGAGACGCCGTAAGCCCGCTGATAGGACTGCTTGTAACTGTTGCCTGTACCGTACCCGGAACATCTGTCCGGTAAACCTTAAATTCACCCGGTGTAAAAACAATCACATATGTTTGAAGATTGTTAAACTCAAAGGGAATCAAGCGGCCTTTTTGGTTGGTTGTAGTGCCGTCCCAGTATTCAAGGCCCTCTCTTTTGACAGCACCACCCTGTGGCCGCACATAAACATTTTCCAGATTCTTTGCGGCTTTTTGATAAAGATTTGTATCAACGCGCCCGTGCATCGACGGCGATAATTCACCGCTTACAAAAGAAGCCTGAAATTGCCTGAACTTCGCCACATTACCTCACGGACGTCAATGAATATTCGGTGCTGTCAATTTGCGTAGACGGAGAGTTTTGAGCGTTTATGCTTCTCGCGACGCGCATTTGCCTTGCCATAAGATTTTCAAAAATCTGACCCTGTGTTTCATCCTGCATTAATGCAAAAGCAAAAATTTTGGCCAGCTCGTATTCAATCAATCGAATAAAATAAGCAGGATAGTTTTGTTCACCGGGATCAAATAAAAATATGATTGCGACTTCGTTGTCATCTGTATAAAGCTTGTCTTCAAAAATTCTGTAATCATTAGGCGGATCGTTTTTTCTCATAATCCGCAAAGCTTTAGGATTTACAGGCAACTGATAGGCATGATCAAAACCAAAAAGAGGTGTCGTTGCAACCTGTGCAAGCTGAACTTGGCCAAGAGCAAAGTCCCACGGATTTCTTGCCAAAAGATCTTCGCGTGTCACATCATACACAGAAGAGGCGACACGCGCCTCTCTGGAAGAATCGGTTAATGTTGATATTGTTTCAGCACCAACCATCAACAAAGCGTTGTTAATAATTTGAAGTTTGGTGGTCATCGCGCCTCTCTATAAAAAAGGGGCGGCGGACGCCCCGTAAAAAGCACGCCCGCCTCCTTTATATTTAGTCCGTGTCTGTCGTACTTTCACCAGAACGGGCTGTTGCGTCGTTAACGTCAACAGTTGTTCCGTCATTAGCAGATACAAAGAATTCTTTATATCCGGGCGTCCCGTCAGTATCGACGTTTGCTTTGATAAGGTCGCCAACATTAAGAAAGTCTGCCATGTCATCAAAGTAACCGGCAGTATCTACCGTCGCGGCTGTATCCGTTGTGGTATAAACCCACTCGGCAGGCAGATTACTGTTTTGATGGCAGCTTGCACGACCAAAGTTTTTTACGTCAAAAGTCATAATCCAGCCCTCCTTAGCTTTCGTCAGTTTCAATTTCGACTACGCCGTCTTCCTGAACAACAACAGCCCCGGCTGACATGTAGCCCGTCACACGGTGAGCACCTTTGGACGGCTCCCAGTCAATCGTGATTTTTGGCTCCATATTGACAGCAAGACCGATGGCCAGCTTTTGCCAAGCGTAGTTTGTACGATGATTGGCGCTTGGAACAGGAAGGCCGCCTTCAGCACGATCGCCCATTTTGTGAATGTTAAATCCGAGATACTGCGGCAAGCGACCCTCAGCCAAAGCTTTGTTGAAAGAGGTATCAATATCCGCAACATCGGATTGCTGAATCAAATGGTAAAAACCGCTGTCATGCATCAGGAAATGACGATCTTCGTCAGGCACATCCGAACCAAGTTGGCGGGCAGAGTCCGCTAGAGCAGCAACAGTCATATTGTCTGCCGAACCGGAAATATTGTCCGCAACTGTTTTGGTGATAGATGCCGCATCAATGGCATCCAGAATGACCTGATCAAGTCGCCGATTCATGGAAGAGGTAATCGCCTGAACCAGCTCCTGACGTTCATCAAAGCCGACCTGATTGTTCAGAAAGATATCGGTCATTTCTGAAGCAACATAGTTTTTAACAGTTGCAGTTTTTGGTGTATGAGACACATCCTGAAGCGGGATATCCGTATGGATAGCACCGCGCTCTTGAGCGTTCATTTTGCCGAGAACTTGGAACTGAACTTTTTCTGCACCCTTCGCATCACGAAGACGAACAGTATTACGAAGGCCCGTACCGGAGTCTTGGAAAGCCTGGATAGCCTCCATTTCAAACTTCTTAACGAGCACTTGATCGAGATTAATGGACATAATTACTCCTTATGTTTACCGTTTCAAAAGTTTTACCTTTCGAGCGGGTGTTCCCTTAAAGGGGGCCGCGTCTTGCAAATCGTTACAGCCTTGCCGTGCTGGAACCACTTACAAGGGGCCGCATAAGAAGCGGGTATTCCCTTAGTGTTCGGTACTATAGTACCTCATAAAAAATGGAAAGACAAGTCAACTTTTCATAGAAATCTGAGCAGCCTTGTCCATAAGTTTTTCGTACTCACGAGCAGCTTCACCGTAAAGGTTGCCGCCATGTTTTTTCTTCAAATCGCCTGCTTTTTCTATAAAATCACCAGCACTCTCAAAAGATTCGCCCGTAGCATCAGTCGGAATGTTTTTTTCACGCGACATTTGGGAAAGCTTGTGAAGAAATTTAACGCCTTCTGCGCTCTGTCCAATTTGCTCGGCAACCTGTTGTTCTTCCTGAGAGAAATTCTTACCGACAAACGTGTTGACCTCTTTAACAATTTCCTGCCCCTGATCGCCAAGTTTTTTCATTTCCTCGCCCGGATCACCCGCGCTGGACAACTCTGTTTTGAGATATGCCTTTGCAATATCACTGGCCGCTTCTTGTGAAATATTATGTTTTTTAAGAACGGGCGCGATTTCCTGCACAAGCGGGTCATCATTCAAAGCAAGGTTAGGCTCAAGATGCGAGAACTCTTTTAAGTCTTCGTCATCCGTAAAGTCAAAATTATATTCTTCCGGCGCTTGCGGCTGTTTTTCCGTTAATTTTTGCACAGCTTCCTTATAACCTTTTTCAAGGTCATCAACGCTTTTGTATTTCCCGGCGTATAACTCACCTTTGCGCTCATCCTCAAATTCAGGGCTATGCGTTTCCGCATCCTGTGCCGTGTTTTCTTGCGTCTGGCCTTCTTGATGCTCTGCATCGGCAGTATCTTCCTGCCCGCTTTCTTCAGCCTGGATCAATGATTCACTCATTTACTTTCCTCCCTTTAGTTATTAACATCTCAATGTATCTATAAAGATTTTTTTCAC